ATGAAGGTTGCGTCCGATATTGAGAAAGATAAGGCCAAGATGCAGGCCGACACCGAGCGTGATGGCGTCCAGTTGGGCGTCGAAATCGCAAAAGCCCGTGCTGAAGATGCACGCCAACAGAAGGAGCGCAACATTAGATGATCCAAGACTTCGCACGCGTATTGCGCGAACAAATACGCACCGACATGAACAACTACGCCGACGACTTGGCAGGGGGTTCATGCCGCACTTTTGACGAGTACCAAAAACTCTGTGGTGTTATCCAAGGTCTAGCCATCGCAGAGCGTTATATCCTTGACCTTGCAAAGAAAGTCGAAGATGCAGACGAGTGAAGCGGGAATCATCCTCCCCCCGGGTATTAGCCTGCCCAAGGTTATTCAACCCAAAGATGAGCAGGACGAAAACATTCCTCCTGAAGAGAAGGCAACAGCTCTTCCAGAGCCTGCGGGACACAAACTGCTGTGCATCGTCCCTGATGTTTCAGACACGTTTGAGAACTCCAGCCTGGTTAAAGCTGACACCTACATGAAGCAGGAAGAACACGCCACCACGGTGCTGTTCGTGCTCAAACAAGGCCCCTCGGCCTACAAAGACCCCGAGCGTTTCCCAACAGGCGCTTGGTGTAAGCCTGGAGATTTTGTGTTGGTGAGGACTTACTCCGGCACCAGATTCAAGATCTTTGGAAAAGAGTTTCGTCTGATCAATGATGATCAGGTGGATGCTGTTGTGCAAGACCCTCGCGGCCTCACCCGCGCTTGAAGGAGTGAAGAATGGATAAGGAAGAGTTCAAGTTTCCTGACGAAAAGGAAACGGAAGTCAAGGTCGAAACTTCGGGCGAAACCGAAGTTGAGATTGAAGTTATTGACGATACGCCAGAGCGTGACCGTGGTCGCAAACCCCTAGAAAAGGAGGTTTCTGACCCTTCGGATGATGAGATTGAGTCCTACTCTGCGAATGTGCAGTCGCGGATCAAGGAACTGACTCACGCACGTCACGACGAACGCCGTCAAAAAGAGGCTGTAGCCCGGGAAAAAGCCGAGTTAGAGCGTCTTGCACAGCAGCTTCTTGAAGAAAACAACCGCCTCAAGAAGAGTTATAACGAAGGCCAAGAGGTTCTGGTCAACACCGCCCGCAAGGAGGCTGAGACAGAACTGGAGATGGCCCGTCGCAAACTCAAGGCGGCACAGGAAGCCTTTGATACTGACGCCATCATTGCCGCTCAGGAAGAACTAGCGGCTGCAAAATGGCGTACAGAAGAGGCAAAAAGATTCAGGCCGCAGGCTTTACAGGAAACAGAAATTCCTGTACAAACGCGGCAACAACCTCAAACTCAGGTTCAACCCGACGAAAAGACGCTGCGCTGGCAGGCAAAAAACCAGTGGTTCGGGCAACCGGGATTTGAGGAGTACACCAGCTACGCACTAGGGCTGCACCAGAAACTAGTCAACGGGGGTACTGATCCTCGCTCTGATGAGTATTTCGACCAGATCGATGGTCGCATGAAGTCCAAGTTCCCCGAAATCTTCGGTGGTGAGGAGGACAAGCCAAAAACGGTTGAGGTTCAAAAGAAGCCCACAACGGTAGTAGCGCCAGCGACTCGGACAACGAGTCAAGGAAAAGTTAGGTTAACCACTACGGAACTAGCAATTTCCAAAAAACTTGGCCTTACGCCGCAGCAATACGCATTGCAGAAACTACGACTGGAGAACCAAAATGGCTGAAACTCAAAACCGTACCCCTCGTGATCTGACGACACGCGAAAAATCTGCTCGTATGGTGTACACACCGTCGAGTGCATTGCCTGATCCGACACCTGAGCCGGGGTTTGTGTATCGCTGGATTGCGACGCACATCTTGGGTCAGTCTGACCCTACCAACGTGTCCAAAAAGATGCGTGAGGGTTGGGAGCCGGTGAAGGCGGTTGATCATCCTGAACTTATGCTGCCGGGTAACGAGAAGACCGGGAACGTGGAAATTGGTGGCCTCATGCTTTGCAAGATGCCCGCTGAACTCGCACGCTCACGGGACGATTATTACGGTCGGCAAGCGCAAGCTCAGATGGATTCAGTGGACAACCACTTCATGCGAAACAATGATCCACGGATGCCGTTGTTCTCGGACCGCAAGTCCAGTTCAACACGCGGAGGTGGATTCGGTTCTGGTTCAAAGTAACTTAGGAGTCCTTAAATGGCATCTACTGCTGCTCCCTACGGCCTACGGGCTGTAAACCGAGTTGACGGTCTGCCGTACGCAGGCGAAACGCGTCAGTTTCTGATTGACCCCGCCGGCTATTCGAGCAACCTCTTCTACGGCCAAGTGGTGAAAATCCACACTGACGGTTACATCCGCCTCGTGACTGAGACTGGTGGCACCGGCGACGCATTCCCCGCTGGCACCATCGGTGTCTTCGTGGGCTGCTCGTATGTCAACGCGCAAGGCCAGACGGTCTTCTCGCAGTACTATCCCTCGGGTTCGCTGAACGCTGTGGCCTTCATCATTGATGACGACCGCGCCGTGTTCCAAGCCCAGGCCGATGGCCCTGTGACGCAGACTCAACTGGGTCAAAACATGCTCTTCGCCGCTGCTCAGAGCGGTACGGCAGGCACGGGTGGTTCCACCACTTCGGGCAATTCGCTGTCCGCCCTGAGCGCCACGACGCAAGCCCTCACTGCGGGCTTCCGTCTGGTCGGTTTCGTCAACGGTCCGTTTTCGACTGTTGGTGATGCCAAGACCGATGTGTTGGTGAAGTTCAACATCGGCCAGCATTCGTACACGAATGCAACTGGCGTTGCCTGATAAGGAGTGATCTGAAATGGCAATTTCTCGTGCCCAACTACTCAAGGAACTCCTGCCCGGCCTGAACGCTCTGTTCGGTATGGAGTACGCTCGCTACGGCGAAGAGCACAAGGAAATCTACGAGACTGAAAAGTCCGAGCGTTCCTTTGAAGAAGAAACCAAGCTGGCTGGCTTCAGTGCCGCTCCGGTGAAGAACGAAGGTCAGGCCATCGCGTATGACAATGCGCAGGAAGCCTTCACCGCTCGTTACAACCACGAGACTATCGCCCTTGGCTTCTCGATCACCGAGGAAGCAGTGGAAGACAACCTGTATGACAGTCTGTCTGCCCGCTACACCAAGGCTCTGGCCCGTGCGATGTCCTACACCAAGCAGGTCAAGGCCGCTGCCGTTTTGAACAACGGCTTCAACGGCGCTTACCCCGGTGGTGACGGCGTGTCGCTGTTCGGCGTCAACTCCTCGGCTGCTCGCGTGGGTCACCCCCTGGTTTCCGGTGGTGTGAACTACAACAGCCCGTCTGTGGCAGTAGACCTGAACGAGACGTCGCTCGAAAACGCTGTGATCCAGATCGCTGCGTGGACGGACGAACGCGGTCTGCTGATCGCCGCCAAGCCTGTCAAGCTGGTCATTCCGCCCAGCCTGATGTTCGTTGCCAAGCGTCTGCTTGACACCGAACTGCGCGTGGCCACTGCTGATAACGACATCAACGCTATCAAGCAGATGGGTGCGATCCCTGGTGGCTTCACCGTCAACCACTTCTTGACCGACGTTAACGCCTGGTTCCTGACCACGGACGTGCCCAACGGTCTGAAGCACTTCGAGCGTGTCGCTATGGGCACCTCGATGGACGGTGACTTCGACACCGGCAATGTGCGCTACAAGGCCCGCGAGCGCTACAGCTTTGGATGGAGCGATCCGCTCGGAATTTGGGGCTCTGCTGGCGCCTAATCAGCGTCGGAAATCGGGAAAGGGGGCCTTGTGCCCCCTTTCTTTTTGGCCTATATTCAACACAGTCCCAAGATTTTCAACCTGCTTGCTGACCGGCTTGGCGGACTGACCTCACAGACAGCAAGCGCAAATGAGGAGCCATAAATGGCACGCACTACCTTCTCCGGCCCGGTTAAGTCTGACAACGGCTTTGAGGGCGCAATCACGGGTAACGTTACCGGCAACGTCACTGCCACCACTGGCACTTCGACGTTCAACAACGTGGAGATCACCGGTAACACGGGCATCGGCAATGCCGCTACCGACACCATCGGTTTCTACGGCGCTACCAAGATTGTTCGTCCGACGACCGCCGTGACGGCTGCTGCTTTTGCCGCCAACACCAGCGGCATTACCAACGATACAGCCACTTACGGCGGCTACACGATGGGCCAAGTCGTTGCGGCGCTTAAGAATCTCGGCCTGCTGACCTGATAAGGGGCGCATCATGGCGATGCAATACGACGTTAAATCAGCGCACATGGCTGCGTCTGGTGTAGCGGTCACCTACCGTACGCGTCTCAAGGGTGCGATTGTTTCGGCCAATGCCAGTGCTGCCACGCGCAACACGGTGTACGCCAACAATCTGGCTCAGACCGGCACGTACGGTCGTTCGACCAATACAGTCACGGTGACCATCACGGCGCACGGCCTTGCCACTGGCGACCGCGTGTGGCTGTCCTTCTCGGCAGGCACTGGCGGCACGGCGACGACCAACGTGTACTCTGTGACGGTATCCAACGCCAACACGTTCACGGTTACGGATACTGCGTCGGGCACCATCACTGGAAGCCCCGCAGTCACCATGTACGCCGATCTCTTGTTGGAGGCCGACTCGTACAACTCGACAGCGTTCAACGTGATCATTCCCGGTGAGGGCATCCTGGCCGAGAACGGTATCTACGTTGGCTTGGTCAGCAACGTCACCACGACGATCTTTTATGGCTAAGACCCCGGCATGGCAGCGCAAGGAAGGAAAGAACCCCAAGGGCGGCTTGAACGCCAAGGGGCGAGCCTCCTACAACGCCGCGAATCCAGGGAAGCCCGGACTGAAGGCTCCACAGCCGGAGGGCGGGCCACGCCGCGACTCTTTCTGCGCCCGTATGAAAGGGATGAAAAAGAAGTTGACGAGCGAAAAAACCGCAAAAGATCCGAATTCGAGGATTAACAAGAGTCTTCGGGCATGGAACTGCTGATATGGAACATCATCCTGTCCTTCCTGTCGGCGATCATCTTGTGGGTGATCAAGTCGCACACAGAGGAAGTACAGCGTATTCAGATTCTTCTCAACCGTACGCGAGAGGAGATCGCCAAGGAGTACGTCACGAAGGGCGATGTGCACGACGACATGAACCGGGTGATCGCTCGGTTGGATCGTCTTGAAGGCAAGCTCGACGCGTACATGAAGGAGCAGCGAAGTGCCCTCAGTTAGTCGTAAACAGCACAACTTGATGGCGATGGTGGCCAACGATCCCGCCGCTGCCAAGCGCATGGGCATTCCTCAGTCTGTTGGCGCAGAGTACATGAAGGCCGATAAGGGCCGTAAGTTTGGTTCTGGAAGTCGAGCAGACATCCAGTCCATCAACAAGCCGAAAACCAATCACGGTAAATCGGCAGTTCTTGCAAAAGGTGGCGATGTGAAAGAGTCCAAGGCGATGGTTAAGAAAGAGATCGGCTTTATGAAGAAGGCCGGTGCTCCCCGTTCAATGATCAAACATGAGGAGTCCGAAATGAAGGGCATGAAGAAGATGGCTTCTGGCGGTATCACCAAGGCCAAGATGGGCGCAGTTCCTACCGCTGCTCCTAGCCGCGACGGTCTGGCCACCAAGGGCAAGACCAAGGGCACGATGGTCAAGATGGCCGCATCGAAGCCTCTGGGCATGAAGCGCGGCGGAAAGACCTGCTGACATGAAGCGCCGCTACAACGATGGCGGTGGCGTCTTCCGTGAAGGCATGGAAGTTCCTGCCAATACGGAAGACATGAAGTCTGCTCCGAAGCCGCTTACTCCAGCTCAGCGCCTTGGAAAGATGAACATCGACAAAACGGGCAAACTGACTCCGGCAGAACGTCGGAAGTTGGAGCGCGATATGAAGATGGCATCTGACCCGATCCCCAAGGCCAAAGGTGGTACTGCTTCGTCTCGTGCAGACGGCTGTGCCATGCGCGGCAAGACCCGTGGAAAGATGGTGTAACCATGATGCCTAGCCGGGGGATGGGGGCAATCGCCCCCTCCAAGATGCCCAAGAAGAAGGTCATCCGACGCAAGGATGACCCGAACGACGTTGACATGTACGCCGAAGGCGGGACCACCAAGTCCAAAGTCAACGAAGCGGGCAACTACACCAAACCCGGTATGCGCAAGTCGCTCTTTGAGAAGATCAAGGGGCAGGCTACGCAGGGCACGGCGGCAGGTCAGTGGAGCGCCCGCAAAGCGCAGCTTCTGGCCAAGCAATACAAGGCCAAGGGCGGCGGGTACCGTGACTAAGAAGCCTCAGCAGTCTCTGAAGGACTGGACTGACCAGAAGTGGAGGACCAAAAGTGGTAAACCGTCTAGTAAAACTGGTGAGCGATACCTTCCAGAAGCTGCGATCAAAGCTCTTTCCCCCCAAGAGTACGCCGCCTCAACCCGAGCAAAGCGAGCAGGCAAAGCCTCCGGCAAGCAGTTCGTAGCGCAACCCAAGGCTATTGCTAAGAAAACAGCGAGGTTCAGATGAGCAGCTTTGCACCGGGTACCGACCCTAGAGTTATGGCCGAGTTTGAGCGGCGGTTTTATGGCGCACGTGTGCCCGGGATGGTGCAGGGCGCAGAGGCTCAGGTTACACCGCAGCTTGCAGTTCGTGACGCAGGTCGAGTTGACGACTACAACCGAATGGTGTCGGGGATACCCGGTTTTCCGTCCTTTAATGCTGCAAGAACGGTTGGAGGTCAAACTCTTGGTTCTATGCCCTCGGGCAATGCCGGGCTGAGTAGCGACGCGATGACCCCCGAAGGTCAGCAGATGCTCGCCAACCTTAAATTACCTGAATATCGCGTTCCGCCGCCTGCGGATATGCAGCCGCAACAGCGGTTTAACCCGTATCAGCAACAGCGGTTCAACCCGTATCAGCAATTCCAGCAGTTCCAACAGCAGCAGTTCAACCCATACCAGCAGTTCCAACAACAGCAGTTCAACCCTTTCATGGGCGGCTTGGGCGGTCTGTTTAGCCAGATGGGCGGCTACGGCATGGGTTATAACCCCATGATGGGTGGCTTTGGTGGCTTTGGCAATGGCTTTGGCGGTTTTGGCAATGGTTTTGGCGGCTACAACCCCATGATGGGTGGAGGCGGCTTCGGCGGCGGTTTTAACCCGATGATGGGTGGCCAAGGCTTTGGTGGCGGCATGCAACAAGGCAATTTCGCTCAGCCTCAAGGCGGCTCAAGCCCGTTCGGCGGCGGGTTTGGTGGCGGTTTTGGTAGCCGTGGATACATGAACCAAATGAGTGGATCGGCACCAGCCGGTCAAGCTGCTGGTTTTGGAATGTATTAAACATAAGGCTAAGGCATGACAACTTCAGGCGTAGCTGCGTTTGACCTCGACCTCAATGAGATCGTCGAGGAAGCCTTTGAGCGTGCCGGTGGCGAGATGCGCACCGGCTATGACTTGCGCACGGCCCGTCGCAGCCTGAACCTGTTGTTCGCTGACTGGGGCAACCGGGGCGTGAACATGTGGACGTTCGAGCAGAACGTCATCACCTTGGCTACTGGTCAGCCGACCTACGCGCTGCCGGACGACACGGTAGATTTGCTTGACCATGTCATCCGCACCAACGCCAACGTCCCCAACAACCAAGCCGACCTAACCATAACCCGGATCAGCGTCAGCACCTACGCCACCATTCCCAACAAACTGATCACGGGCCGACCCATTCAGGTCTGGATTCAAAAACTGTCGGGTCAGGACTCTGTGCTTGCCGGGACGTTGCAGGCAACCATACTGGCTGACACCACGTCGATCCCGATTACTTCTTTGGCTGGTGTCCCCAATGCGGGCTTTATCAAGATCGACAACGAACTGATTGCGTTCAACGAAGTGCAGCCTGCTAGTGGCGGCAACCCGGCGTTGCTGCTGAACTGCGCCCGTGGCCAAGGCGGTACGACTGCCGCAGGCCATAACTCTGGCGCAGCCATCATCCTGTCGCAGAAAAACAGTATCACGGTGTGGCCAACGCCCAATCCGGGCACAACCTACCAGTTTGTGTACTGGCGCCTGCGCCGCCTGCAGGACGCCGGTGGTGGTGTCAAGACGATGGACGTGCCGTTTCGCTTCCTGCCCTGCCTCGTGGCCGGTCTGGCGTACTACATCGCGCTGAAGGTGCCTGATGGGCTGCAGCGCCTGGATATCCTCAAGGCCCAGTACGACGAGGCTTGGCAGACTGCTGCAGGCGAGGATCAAGAGAAGGCAGCGGTGCGGTTTGTGCCCCGGCAGATGTACATCGGGAGCGGCACCTAAATGGGCAACCGGTTTGCGTCAGGCAAGAATGCGATTGCGCAGTGTGACCGCTGCGACTTTCGGTTCAAGCTCACGCAACTGCGCAAGGAAGTCATCAAGACCAAGACATACAACCTCTTGGTCTGCCCAGCCTGCTGGGACCCCGACCAACCGCAGTTGCAGTTGGGCATGTATCCGGTCGATGACCCGCAAGGCTTGCGCGAACCGCGTCCTGATCTGAGTTACGTGCAGTCGGGGAATACGGGCTTGCAGGTTGTGGACACAACGGCAACCACGCAGGATGCGGTGGGTTTCCCGAGTGAGGGTAGTCGGGACTTTCAGTGGGGCTGGAACCCGGTTGGTGGTTCGCGCGGCCCCGATGCTGGGTTGACACCAAATTACTTGGTGTTGCAGGTTCAAATTGGTACAGTCACGGTTGTGACGGCATAGGAGCAAAAAATGGATGCGATGAAGAAAGTGGCCAAGGCCGAAGTCAAGGCGCACGAGCAGCGCATGCACGCTAAAAAGATGCGTGCTGGTGGCAAAACCAACAGCGACATGCTCAAGATGGGTCGTGGTCTGGCCAAAGTCGCCAACCAGATGAACCCTGGCCGCAAGCAGAAAGGTGTTTGACATGGCAACCTACAAGACCCCCAAGCCGGTGGCTACACCGGTTGTTGGCGCTGACGACATCAAGAAGGCGCTGCGCATGGACGTGTCCGTGGCCAACATGCACTCCAACGAATATAAGCCGACCAAGACCAGCGGCATCAAGATTCGTGGCACTGGTTGCGCTACTAAAGGTGTGATGGCTCGCGGCCCGATGGCTTGAGGTTGAGATGACCTACAACGAGTTGAAAGCGGCGATCATCGCCTATTCGGAGAACCAAGACTCCTCCTTTGAGGCGGAGATTCCGGTGTTCGTCCGTCAGGCTGAGCAGCGCATCTACAACTCGGTGCAGTTCCCGTCTCTGCGTAAGAACGTCACGGGTGTCACGTCGTCGGCCAACAAGTACCTTTCCTGCCCTGGAGACTTCTTGTCGGCGTATTCGTTGGCTGTCATTGCCCCGAACGGCGACTACGAGTACTTGCTGAACAAGGATGTGAACTTCATCCGGCAGGCGTACCCCAACCCGACGACTGACACTGGCATCCCGCGCTACTACGCGCTGTTTGGGCCTACGACGACCAACGACCCTTCGCCTGTCATTACCGACGAGTTGTCGTTCATTCTTGGCCCGACGCCCAACGCTACCTACAACGTCGAGTTGCACTATTACTACTACCCTGAGTCCATCACCGTTGCGGCGGACGGGCGTACGTGGTTGGGCGACAACTTCGACACGGTTTTGTTGTACGGCTCACTGGTTGAGGCTTACACCTACATGAAGGGTGAGCAAGACATGATGGGCGTCTACAACCAGAAGTACATGGAAGCACTGGCGATGGCCAAGCGTCTGGGTGATGGTCTGGAGCGCAGCGATGCGTACCGCAGCGGGCAGGCCCGTGTGCCCCCGCTACCTCAGAATAGAGGTGTCCAGTAATGCCCATCGACCAGGGTGCAACCAATCAGTTTAAGGTGGGCATGGCCTCGGGCCAGTTCAACTTCAGCACTGACACGTTCAAGATGGCGCTCTACACGGGCGGGGCCACGCTTGGACCGACGACGGCTGCATACACGACTGCCAATGAAGTTCCTACTGGTGGTGGCTACACCGCAGGTGGGGAAGTTTTGACCGTCAGCGTTGCCCCTACGACTGGTCCCGACCCAAACAACACGACGGCGTACCTGTCGTTTGCCAACGCTACGTGGAACCCGGCGGCATTCACTTGCCGTGGGGCGTTGATTTACAAGGTTGGTGGGGGTAATCCCACTGTTTGCGTTCTTGACTTTGGCAGTGACAAAACCGCTGTCACGTCTTTTCAAGTGCAGTTTCCCGTCGCGGACAGCACCAACGCCATCATTCGTATTGAATAGGAGATATTCATGCTCACCGAAAACTCACACACCTCGGACGCTGTGTCTGCCGGCCTTGTGGCCAAAACAGGTTTCTCTTCGGGTGCTTCGGGCGGCGGCGTTTTCCACGTTCAGTGCTTCGATAAGGACGGCAACCTGAAGTGGGAAGACCAGATGCACAACTTGGTGGTCAACCAAGGTTTGCAGGACATGAACACCCAGTACTTCAAGGGCAGCACCTATACGGCTGGATTCTTCCTTGGTCTGGTGACTGGCCCCGGCTCGGGTACGGCCTACGCTGCGGGTGACACCCTGGCAAGCCACATCGGTTGGACCGAGTTCACCAACTACTCGGGCTCGCGCAAGGCTGTGACGTTCGGTACGGCTACGACGGCTGATCCTTCGGTGATCAGCAACTCGGCCTCTCCCTCGCAGTTTGCAATCACGGGCGGTGGCGGCACGGTGGCCGGGGCGTTCCTCTGCACGGTGGCTTCTGGTACGTCTGGTGTGCTGTTCTCCGAAGCAGACTTCCAGTCTCCCGGCGACCGCGTGGTTGTGGCAGGCGACACGCTGAACGTGACCTACACCTTCAGCCTCGATGCCGCTTGAGGCTAGGGCCTTGTGTTTGGGGTAACCGCCTTCGCGGAGGCGCCGTTTGCTGCGGCGGGGGGCGGTGTTGCCTTTGATGCATCGGTAGAGGATTCGGCTTCGGCATCTGCGGCGTTTGCAGCCGTTGCTGATTTCCTTGACAACCTGAACGAGCAGATTACTGCGGCAGATCAGGTCGCAGTTGCCGAGTCCACCTTCTCGGCAGATGTCAGCGAGTTGGTTACTGGAGCCGATCAGGTTTCAGTTCTGGTGGATT